CCGTCTCCAACTTAGAGATGGCGCGAGCAATGAAGTTCTTGGTCTGCGCGTTGTATTCTAGATTCTCGCGAGAGTGGTGCAGCGCAACCGAGCCAACTGGAAAGAAAAAGACGAAGAAATTAGAAAGGTAAGAGTTGGAGAATGCCTTGTAAATATTTGACGAGGCAATTGGATGATTCGCAAGATTGTCAAGATTCAGTGGGTAAGAAATGCCACCCATCACAATGATAGGATCGGAGCGTCTGTTCCTCTCCATTCCCCAATCAGCGTTCTTAATCACCCACTCTGGGACCAAACGCGAAAAACCTTTGCAGACAAACCTCTCGTCAGAGAAGCGAATGACATTGTTGATTTCGCATTCGAAGTTGGAAATGTCCTCGCTTTTGATTGCAACAGAAATCTCAACGCCACTCGGCTCAGAAGTGGAAGTGTCAGAGAGCTTGGTGAAACGAGTGTCGCCATGCTCGTCAACATAAACAGAGATGACGATCTCAGTTCCATTGTGACGAGAACTAACCGTAAATGAATCAGTATACGACAGCGGAGCGAAACGACCAATGCCGAAACCGCCGATTGAATCGTTGTCGCTGCGCTTGGTTGAGCGACCATACTTGGTGTAGAGACCAAAGAGGTCAGACTCGGAAAGACCCGCGCCAAAGTCACGCACAACGAAAGTGGGACTCAGGCGAGTGGGAGCAGTGATCTCAACGTGACGGGACGAACCCTTGTTCGCGTCAACCGCATTGGCGATAGTTTCGCGTGCAGTTGCCAAGATGACATTGGAATAATTATTCCGCAAAAGCGACGAGATGTAGCGCATCTCATTCGCATCAATGGTCGCGATTTCAGATTTGAAATCGTGAGATTCAACAACGTTTCGCTGGATGGATTTGACAATCATGGGAGCAATTTGATTTACAGGCAAAGAATGCCACAGGGATCACTGTTCGTCAACTACTTTTTCAAACTTTCTTTCGACAATTTTTAAAGTCTCTTCCCTCAACCAGTTACGCTCTTCTTCAGAAGCGTCGTCCACAGAGAGAGAAAACTCTCGCGAAGAAGAGAAAGTGGTGATTCGGAATTCTGCGGCAAACTTGAATTTCTTCAAGAACTCGCCATTCAAAATTTCGTAGAGCTTGTAAACTTCTGTTACGTTGATTGAAGAAAACAAAAGGATGCGATTCATTTTAATTAATTTAAATTGCGTGGGACTGCTTGAATACTTCCACGAAGTTAGACTGTTTCAACAAGTGAATCCAGATTTTTCCATGCTCTTCGATGTAAGCGTCATCGTGACCTTCAGAGATGAGATGAGAAACCAGCTTGTCGTTGAAGATTAAATATTCTGGGCGCTTGTTTTTAAAATTAGGAACAATGCAGCCTATTAGATTACTTGCAACGATTTTATATCCGGTCAACTTTGTGGAAAGATCCTCCTTTTCAATATCCATGTCTTCTACGGAGAATTCGATGCCGAGTTCATTGAGCTTACTGACAATTTGGTCTCTAACCTTATTGATTTTTGTTTGCATTGTTGAGGATGTGATAAATTGCATGGTCTTTGCCTTTGAGTTCTACGTCGAAGAATACAGGCTTGCCATAGTTATTGGGTGAATTGACGGGCATCATAGCGTGTTTGCGCGTGTTGTCAATACCTTCTGAGTAATGAAACAAAGGAATTGTGGGCCAAGTGGAGTAGGCAAGGTGAAAATCTGCGGCGTCATCGTTACCGTGATTGCAGAACTGACGATGCAGAGAATCGTAGGTAATTGGAATGCCAGCAGGGACAAAAAAATATTTGTGCAAGTTGGAGACGGACCAAGTGCCACTGACGTTATCGTTCACCTCTAGAACAAGACGAGAGCGAACATTGGCTGGCAAGCGATTGAAGTTAGAAAGAAAACGGGCAGAGATAACAGCAGGGTCGCCGTCTTGACGGCAATGAATGTTGAGCGGTGAACGATAGTCAAGCGGAAGGTCGAGCAAGTCGAAAAGATCAGCGTGAGCAGTAAGGTCACGAATGCTGTTGGTGATGGCGGCGTCGTCGGTGCTGGTAAGAGTGATGAATTCTGAAGGATGCGCGGAGATGCGAACACCAGTGCGCTTGACGGTGGCGGCGATAGTGTCGAGAGCAGCGCGGAGGTCAGACCAATTGGGCAACTGGTCGAGACGAAGATTAACGTCAGGATGGTCGATGACAGGAGTAAGAGTGGACGACAAACGATAACCAGCAATGCCAGTGTCGGCACAGTGCTGAATGATGCGGTTGGTAACAACGAAGTTGTTGAGGATGCGGTCACTGAGAATGCGAATAGCGTCGGCACGAGGCAGCGACAAGAAACGAGTCAAGGTCATGGTCTGGAACTTGTGACCTTGCTCGGCAAGAACGTTGGAGATGCAGCAGAGTGCGAGTTGCATGGTTCTACTGTGACACAGAATGCACAGGCGTCAAGAGTTTTTTAAGATTTAAAATCTTTCATCCCAAACTTACCGTCTTTGAAGAAAGCAAGCGTCTTTGACATTTGATCTGCATTAACGCACCAATTATCCACTTGAGTATGTTTTTTATGATATTTTAATTGATCAAATTTTTTTCTTGAGATTGACCCAACGAATTCAACGGTAGTGTAATTCTTGTCGATTCTTGCCAGAATGTAAACCAAGGGATTTTTCTTTTGGTATTCTTCAAAAGGAATTTTTAATTCAATATCTTTATGGGGCCAAGTAGAAGCCTTAATCTCAACCCCATCAAAATCAATTTGATCTCCAAGATCATAGATATTGGTATCGATTTCTTGATCTGTTAAATCTGCGTAAGCGATTTCGACAGAGATACCGAGAATATGCCAATAACAGCGTTCTTTTTTAATTTTGAACCTGTCTCTATTGCGAAACGATTCGTGTTTTGCGTTGTTGCGAGTCATGCCAAGTTTTTCAGCAAGTTCACGCTGCTCCTTGGACAACTTATAAATATTATTAATCATTTAAATAGTAATGATTGTTTTGCTCACTGAATCGCCGCATTGACCGCACTTTGGCCCAACTTCATGCGAATCGTATTGAAAATGCTCCATGATTCCTTCAAACGCCATATGATTATTAAGGACATGCTCTTTCACCTTTGCGAGAACATAATCAATAATTTTTGCTTTTTCTTCAGCAGGAAGATCGTGATATCGCTTCCCGTCCACAGAAAAATCATATGCGGTACACCCCTGACTGATCTCAAATTTCATACTTATTTGCGGTTAAGTTGTTCTACTTTGAAGTAGCAACATATACCCCATCCCAATTTTTTGTCAAGCCTTTTTCGCGCAATTCGCCGATTCTTTCTATCATCATGTCGTAATATTTTTTCAGTTCTGGGTTATTCTTCTTGAGGCTTTCGGCTAAGGTAATCGCATTGTCCCAGTTTTGGGCGCGGTAATCACAAATGAATCCATCGTGCATTCTGTAAATATGTTTTATTTTATCTTCATCGTGCTTGTTTTCAAGCACTGTGAATATTTTAACGCCTTCTTTCTTGCCCTTAACCGCAATCAAATCTAATTCAAGTGTCTGGTAATCATTTTTGATATGCTCTGCGGTTCTGGGGCCAACTATGATTCTAACACCGTAAGGCTTAGATTGCCCTTCTAATCTAGAGGCGAGATTAACATGATCACCCAAGCAAGTGTAATCGAAACGCTGAGTGCTACCCATATTGCCAACGACAACGCTCCCAGTATTGATTCCGAGTCCCATGCCGAATGGCGGGACACCTTCTTTTGAGATTTCTTCATTGAAAGAGTCGAGACGTTTAAGCATCTCTAATGCTGTCTTTACAGCATTTTTCGCGTGATTAGCGTCATCAAGCGGCGCATTCCAGAACGCCATTTGAGCATCGCCAATGTACTTATCCAAAGTGCCATCGTTTTTCAATATCGATTCGGTCATTGCTGTCATGTAGCGATTCATAATCATTGTTAAGCCTTGTACATTTTTACCATAGTGTTCTGAGATTGTAGTAAAGCCACGAACATCTGTGAACATGATAGAAAGCTCGCGTTCATCTCCACCTAAACGAAGCAAACCTGGGTTTTTTTGCAACTTCTCTACGAGTGCTGGCGCAAGATAAGTGCCGAATTGTTTTTTAATTAATTGTTTTTGTTTGAATTCGCTAATGAATCTCAAGAACGCGGATAACATGAACATCACTGATATTGCAATAATTATCCAACTGTAATCGAATAATTGCCCCTTGGAAAACGATACGAATCCGAATTTAATTGGCGCAGCCACCAAAGCAATATAAAAAAGCCCAGTCAACCAATAAGGGCCACTAATGAGTATTAATATTACGGCTAATCCTGCTAATGATCCATAAAGCAATTCATATAAATTAAATTGGCTAGGTCTTTCTAACCTAGCCTCATCTGCCAACATCTGAGCGGCGAACAATGGAATTTCATATCCATATCTTATATTTACGGAGGTCGCAACAGTGTTTGATAACCCTTCAGCAGTCGGCGCAATCATAACAACTTTATCTTTAACTTTGCTCCAGTTGTGGTCGGCAAAAGATAATGAACTGAATTCATATTTAAAATTAATCCAGACGCGCCCATGCTCATCTGTTTTTATTGTTTTAAATTGCGGAATTCTAACCGCATCTATTCCAGCTTGATTTATTCTTGCTTGATAGCTTGGGTCGCCAGCTAAAACACGAAGCATTTCAAGCGGTATAGTTGGATATATTTCTTTGTTTATTTGTACGATTAGCGGTAGCCTTCTAACTACACCGTCAACTTCTGGCGCAGTCAAAAGCATTCCAACGCCAGCCGCAGCTTCACCGAGTTGTTTCGTCGGACCAATCGCCGCATTATATTCAAATAACCATTCATTTATGCCCTCTCCAATTGTTGCGACGCCTCTTGGAACTGGTTGGCCTTTTCCTTTATTTGCCGCAGACTGACTCAAGATTACAGGGTAAGTTTTTAACACTTCTGTTAGTTCATCATCTCCATTGAATCGATCTTTCTCCGCAAAGATCACTGGCAGCACAACTAACTGAGCTTGGTTATCGAATGCTTTTTTGATTGCTTTTGCAATAACTTGTCTTGGAAAGGGCCATTGACCTTCTTTCTCCAAAGTTTTTTCGTCTATTTCCACTACAATAATATTTTCACTTATTTGCTTTGGTTGAGTTCGTTGATAATAATCAATAGTCTTGAGTCTGGCGGTCTCAATAAAAAATGGATCGTTTATGCGCAGCACAACAAGTCCAATCAGCACAGCGAATGAAAATAAAAAAGAATATAATTTATATTTGCTCATTTTTGAATAATGTTTACTTTTGATTTCTCTCCAAAATTTAATACATAAGGTTCGCCGTTTACATTGACGCTCACGTTGTCGCCAAGTCTAGCGGTATAAACTATTACGCTTTTTTCTGTTCGTAATTCAAGTGTGGCAGTTTTGCCATCATTTGACTTAAATCCTTTGCTAACTGCTACATTAGGAGTTAATGTTGCTGTGGGCTGAACAATAGCTGGGGCAGTTTGATTTGATTTAGCTATTGCTTCCTCTGCCGCAGCTTGAACAACTTGGGGCTGGATTGCATTGATATCCAGTTTAGTTTCTGGAACTTGCACTGGCGTTTCAGTTGTTGCGGTTTGTGCAACTACTGCTTCTGCTGGAGCTTCACTAGGCTTATCTACTTGAGCAACTTCAGTTTTGCCCTCTTTCTTTTTATTTGGCTCGTCATCTTTCTTTCCGTCATCAGTTTTTTCTTTGCCTTCTTTCTTTGTAGTTTTGCTGCCTTGAGTAACTGATTTTGGGGACTCAAGCAAAATCATATTATTGATTTTTGATTCATCTTGGAAATTTAAAATAACAGGTTGAGTGGGGGCATTGAATCCAGAGCTAACAAATGTTGCTTGGTAAGGTTGGTTCATGACAACTTTGCCCCCAGCATTCTCCACTTCAATAGATCCTACAACTGGCTTTATGCCAGATGCTAGTGGGATGGACGGCAAAAGAACAATTAAACTCTTGCCGTCCTCCGATACTGTCATTGAAAAGTCCGTGCCTCTTACAGAAACAACTGCTGTAGGAGTTTGAACTTTTATGTTTTCTCTGCTATTCTTTGCTATTAATCCTGACGCATATCTAACTGTGCCAGATGTTGCTTTCATGTTCAGTTTGCCTTTACCACTGGCAGGGTCATAGACAAACTCGTCTATCCTCAACTTGGAAAACTCTGTAATTTGAACTTTGGTATTGTCTTCAAAGGTAATGCCAGCGCGACCTCGCAATGTTTCTATAACGTCATTCATTTCGACGCCAACGCTGACTTTACCTTCAATCTTTTCGGTCTTTCTGGTTATTTGTGTCGGCCCAGTTATTTCAGTAAGTTGACCAGAAGAGGCGAAGCAAGATAAAGCCGCTAATAAAAATATAGCGGCTATTCTCATTAATTAGTCGGTGGGGCAATTGTTGCTGTTGTTTGAGCCGCTCCAGCGACACCGTTTTGGTTATTGCTATTCAATGTCATCAATGGTGAAAAAGCTGTAGTGGTCTGAACAATGCGAACAGTATTGTTGCTACCAGTTAAATTATAATTAAAAAGCTGTTTCTCTAAGCCAGCTTGGTAAATAGTCAAATCATTAGATCCACCTGTGATTGTAACAGTTTGTTCATGACCATCTTTAGTCGCTGTACCACCAGCCACTAAACCAATTTGGGTAGACTTAATTGTATTTGAACTGCCAGTTACTTCGTAATCAATATAATTATATTTACCATTCTCGATGCCGAATTTAAATACGTTTGAGTTGCCAGTTACATTGAACTTAAAGTCGCTGTAACTAACGGTGGCTTTTGACGTATCTGTATCAGATGTATGGTCAACGGTAACATCTTTATTGAGCAGGAATGAATTATTGTTTCCGTTAAAAAGCAAGTTCATATTGTTGTTTGATCCGCTCATAAAAATCTTTTGAGTATTCGCGTTGCCATTAAATACCGAAACTAATTTTAGATTGTTTGCATCGATAATTGAGAAATCCGTATTGTTGTTATTTCCCATTTGTCTCATTTCAAAAAGGATGTTATCTCCAGTGATATTACTGGGTGTTTGAGACGAACCTACTTTATTGAGAGATCCAACCTGTACAAAGGTTGTATTTCCCGAGGTTGTAATCTGATTAACGTAAAGCTGGTTCTGCCCGAAGGCGAGGGAAACCAACGTTACGAATAACGCGATCAGTTTAATCTTCATTGTTTTGGGGTTGAGGTTTTAGTTTCCAAAGTTTACACTCTTGGCCTTGTTTAATGATTTCTATTACTGCTTGTTCTATCGCACTTCTAACCGCAATAGTATTAGGTTCGTTTGCAGTGAAACCAAGCTCTGATTCTGCTGGTGTTACTCCGTGTTCGTAAAATTTAAACAAGTTGCCCGAAGCTGCCACACTGGAAATTGTTTTTGTAACTGCAACACTCAGAATGATTTCGCCAGTTTGTACACTGACAAATCGTAATGAAACAGTTACAACATCTTTGCGATATTGGGTGCTGCCAGATATACCAAGAAGGCTGGCACCGGCACCACCAGTTAAGATATTAGTATCGTAGCCAATAATTCCTCCTTCTGCAATTATGCCCGCAAATAACATTG